TTATTATGTGGTTATTATAGGGCGTAAAATATTTTTATATTTTATGCTTTTATTAATGTTTTTTACTTGCTTTTTCTTTGAAATAGGTTATACTTTATATAGTTAAGGCAAGCAATTGAAAAGTTAATAGGGCAGAAAGGGAGGGAATGAAAATGACTGAGAGAATAATACAATTAAGAATATATTCAATTACTGAATGGGTAACATTAATGATGGGGATTATTCTTTTTGTTACCTCTATATAAATTTGAGATACCAGCCAGTTAGATCTGGCTGGACTCACAAATTTATGAGTTTAATTTGGAGAATGAAAATGACAACTTTGCAACTATTATTACTATCAGCGATTTTTATGCGACCAGCGGAGGTCACAGCTTATTGCAGTTGTGAAAAATGCTGTGGATCGCATGCTTGCGGTATAACTGCAAACGGATATAAGATACAAGCTGGAGATAAGCTGATCGCCGCTCCTAAGAATATACCATTTGGCACAAAGTTATTTGTGCCAGGATATGGTTTAGCAACTGTAAAAGATAGAGGCGGAGCAATAAAAGGTAATAAACTTGACGTGTATTTTGCTTCACATAAAGAAGCGTTAAAATGGGGTCGTCAAAAGTTGATCGTCGTTCAGTTTGTGGAGAAATGAAATTGGAGAATAAAAAATGGTTAAATTATCAATAAAACAAATAAGACGTTTTGCAAGAGGAAGAGATGTAAAAAGAATTGCAGTTGAAAACTTTTTAATGAGTATGGGAACTGATGAGATTATTGCAAGACGTAATCTTGCCTTAGATGTTGAACTATATAAATGGAATAGTGTTACTTTTAATGTAATATTACAAGGCATTAACTTAGCTATTGAATTGGAGAGATGAAAATGCAAACTGCTGTAGAAATGCTTCCTAAAGAAACTAAAGAAGTAAAGATTCTTGAAAATGGTAGAAGTGCAAGAGGTCGTGCTCCTTGTCCAATTTGTGGACAAATTTGCAAAGTTACAGCTTGTTCTGATGTTAATGGAGTTTGGTTTTATTGTTTGAAATGTGGTTTAATTGATGTTTAATTGGAGGAATGAAAATGAAAACTATTGCAACAAGCAACTATTGTCAAGAATGTGTTGGATTTAGACAGAAAAAATGTAAAGGAAAGCCTGATAAAATAGAAACTAAACTTTGGGGACAGAAACTTATAAGTAGAAAAACTGGTTTAAATTTCTGTAGCCAATATGAATTTGATATTAGGCTATATAAGTTTTCTGATGGAAGCATACAAACGCAATCAGAAACAATAAAAGAAATTAGGGAACGGCAAATAAGAAAGGAAATAGAACAAATACAAAAACAAATAAATGAAGCAACTTGTGATGAAACAACTTGTGATGAAACAACTTGTGATGAAACAACTTGTGATGAAACAACTTGTGATGTTATTGAAATTGAAGAAAATTTAAGAAGTGAAGATTTTGCTGATTTGATTTGAGGAGAAAAAATGAAACTTCAAGGTGTAATTTATTATTATTGTCCAAAAGAAAATGATCTTAAAGATAGAGATATGTTGCGAAAACATTTATGTTGGCCAACTGCTGGAAGAGTATTCTTACAAATAGATGAGAATACTCAATGGACAATTCCATTTGGTAGTACAACAAAGTTGATAAATATTCTAAATGAGGTTCGTACAGCTAAAGAAGTTAGAGATGTTGATTTTACTAAACAAATTCAAGCAGCGATGCAAGACGAGAATGCCAGAAAAATGGATAATCGTCGATGTTTGCGTATTTCAATTACAGATGCAGATCCTCAAATAGATCCTTCAAGATTTTGGAAATATTTAGATAAAGAAAAACAAAATAAAATTAGATGTTCTGATTTCGCCGATGATTCTACAGGTGTATTTATACAACTTGATTCTAATGAAAATTATAACTATAAGAAAATATATTTTTCCAACATGCTTGATGCTGGTATTAAACTTGATAAAATGTTTTCTCGAGAAGTTATAGATCGTATTCCAATACGTGAAACTGTAAATATTCCTTATGATGTGGAAGATTAAAAATGGCTAAGAAACATAACACAAAAGACGATTTCTTTGCTTCAGATTATGATGAGTTTGAAAATAATAAAAACGAATTTCCAGAAGATGATTACAGTAATAAACTTGAAGAAGCATTAAACGAAATTGATTCTGATTCTGAATGTCAAAATTGTCCAGATTCTCAAAATTGTCCAGATGAAAATGATAATGTAAAATCTGAACAATGGAATTTACAATTAACAGCCAAAGAAATAAATACTCATCGATTTATGATTAGTACTTTAGATCCATTGATAAAGAAACTAATAGTACCAGTTGAATATTATGATACAATGGCCGCTCGTTTTGTTAAGACATTTGAACAAAATGCAGGTGTTCTTCCAGGACATAGAAATTCATAGGTGAAATTAATAGGTGAAATTAATAGGTGAAATATGTTTCAAATAATTGTAACTTTACTTGTAATTGTTATTGTGTATAACCTATTGTTTGGTAAGCATAATATTTGGAGATGATGAAATAAAAACAAAATTGGTATATTATGATGCAAAATCAAGATTTAATATTTTTATTAGATGAAGCAATTTTAGATTCTAAATTCAAACCAATAGATTTTAGAAAATTGCAAAATATGATTGGAAATCTCCCAGTTAAAACAATTATAAAAACTTTTTGGAAAGAAAATATAATAGTAGTATTACCAGAAGTTGTTTCGTGTCATATTTGGTTAGATGGATTTTTTGAAAAAGATTTAACAAAATTTATATTAGAACATATTAAATCTGATATGGTTTTTATTGATATAGGAGCACATATTGGATATTTTTCTTTGCTTGCTGCAAAATTAGTTGGTAGTAATGGTTATGTTTATTCTTTTGAACCAACAAAAAATACTTTTCAAATTTTACAAGAAAATTGTTTAAATAAAAAGAATATTGTATTAAATAATAAAGCAGTTTTTTCAAAAAATGGTAGCATAGAAATTAATGATTATGGAACAAAATGGTCTGCATTTAATTCTATTTTTGAACCAAGAATATCAAAAATATTATCAAAAATAAAAGCACAAAAAATAAATGTTGAAATAATTACTTTAGATCAATATTGTAAAAATAAAAACATAAAACCTAATTTTATTAAAATTGATGCAGAGAAATCAGAATTTAAAATTTTAATTGGTGCAAAAAAAACAATCAAGAAATATCATCCAATTATTTCTTGTGAAACTGATAATGAAAATGAAACAAAACAATTAGTAGATTTTATGCAAAATAAAAATTATACTTGTGATAAAATTATAGATGGTAATATAATTTTTATGTAAAATGCTGGTTTTAATTAAAAAGTTAATTTTTTATTTGCCTTTTAGTTCAAAATAAGTTATACTTTATATAGGTTATGATGTTTTAAAAGTTAAGACAAACTAACTTAAGAAAGAAAATGAAACTAAAGCATCCAATTAAGAGTACTGCTTTTAAGATTGTTTATACAAACAATAATGGGGATTATTGTAAAGGTATTATATCAATAGATATTTCTATGCTTAATCTTATAGATGTAGCAAAAATAATATCAGAAGCTCTGCCAGTAGGTTTCAAACTTATATCTATTAAATATAAATATTGTTCAAACAATTGAAATAAGAAGAGAAAATGATAGCAACAGAAAATAAAATTCCGGCTTTTCCTGTGCTTGAACCCTTATCAAAGGCAACTGCATCTACTCTTGCTCCTATTGAATTTTTAGATACAGATTTTCTTGAAATAGATGTAGATGAAAAGGAAGGAAAACATTTTGTAGTTCAAGCTGTATGTCTTAGAAAATGTCCATCAAATATTTTACCAAATGATGAAACTATTTATGTAACAACTTCTGATGGAGCTTTTTATAAAGATGATAATTATTATTACTATCCAAGTTATAATGCTTCGACTATCTGGTTCCGTCGTGTTCCTGAACGTTCACAAAAAGGTTTTGGAAAATGGAGATTAGCTGCTACTGATTTTACTGCTTTAATAATTCATCACGTTTGGTCACATCATAAGCTAATTTTTAAGTCAGAAGAAGCTCAACTTCTTTATACTTTTTTATTAAGTAGATTTTATGCACAATCAAAAAATGCTGTAACAGCTGCTGAATTTAAAACAATAGGAAAAACTCCTGAAATGCCAAAGGATTTTATTGAACATAATAAACTTCCTTTGACTGATTATCAAAAAGCTGCTTTATTATGTAGTCTTAATAATTTTTCTTATTCTTTATTTATGGAACAAGGAACTGGAAAAACTCCAGTAGTAATAAATAGAGTTTGTTTAGAAGCTGCAAGAAAACGAGCAAAGAAAAATGAAATGTATCGTGCTTTTATTATTTGTCCGCAACAGGTTCGCTTAAATTGGGAACGTGAATTTGAACGTTTTGCTACTGTACCTGGAAAGACTTGTATTTTACGAGGAGGAAAAATAAATAAAATACGAAGTCTTATTGATGGAATTCGTTCAGAAGATGATTGTGCTTGGTCAGCTTGTATTATATCTATTGATTCAGTTAGTTCTATCTGGGAAGGATTAAATAGAATACAATGGGATTTAGTTGTTATAGATGAATCTCATAAGATTAAAAATAACAACACAAAGCGTTTTAAGGATATGATAAAGATAGATGAAATACGAGCAAAAGCAAAAATGATTCTTACAGGTACTCCTATAACAAATACTGTTTTTGATCTTTGGGCACAATGGGAATGGCTTGGAAAAGGTTTATCAGGATTTTCTACCTATGAAAATTTCCGTGCATTTCATGGTAAATGGAAACAAGAAATGCAAGGAGGAACTGGAGTAGCAAAACTTGTTGGGTTTAAAAATATTCCTCTTATACAAGAACGACTTGCAAGATTATCTTTTTTAATTCGCAAAGAAGACACTGGATTAAATCTTCCTGAAAAAGTTTATGACTTATATGAAGTAGCAATGCTTCCACAACAAGCAGAAATTTATAAACAAGTAGCTACAAAACTTGTTGCTGAAATTGATGAATTATTAGCCATTGCTGAAATTGAAGGGAGTCATATAACAGTGGAGCATATTTTAACAAAACTAATACGATTAGCTCAAATTTGCAGTGGTTTTGTAAAGACAGATGATATAGAAGATTTAGAAAATGATAGAATTATGCCAGGAAAAATAATTCAAATTTCTAAACAAAATCCTAAAATAAATGCTCTTGTAGATATTATAAAAGAAGATTGGGAAAATGATAGTAATAGTAAATGTATTGTTTGGGCAACATTTATTGAAGATACAAGAGCTATTAGTGAACGATTAACTGAAGAAGGAATTGTTCATGTAGGATATCATTCAGTTATTCAAAAAGAATATCGTGTAAAAGATTCCGCTGCTGCAGAAGATGTAATTAACTTAGATAATAATTGTCGAGTGTTGCTCGCCAATCCTGCTTCGGCTGGTATTGGACAAAATTATTTAGGCTATAATGTGAAGAATCCTGATAGTTCTGATATGTATGTAAATCATGAAATTTATTTTAGTTGTAATTGGTCGGCAGTTGATAGAATTCAAAGTGAAGATAGAGCACATCGCCGAGGAACAAGAACTAATGTACGGATCACTGATTTGGTAATTCCTTATACAATAGATGAAGAAATTCGTGAAAGAGTAAAAGGTAAAAGAGCGATGGCAATGTCAATACAGGATATTCATAATATCCTAAATAGTGTATTAGGAGCTTATCGAAAATGATACTTTTTAATAAATATCAAAACACTGATATAAATTTTGATAATCTTCGAGAATTGAGTGAAGAAAGATTTCATACTGCAAATCTGCTTATGCAAGAACAAATTGCAAATGAAGAAATTAAACAAATTTTGCAAAAAGTAAAAGCAGAAAAAATTTCAACAGCAGGAACATCTTATTGTGTTAGATGTCCTAATTGTAACAAGCTAATTATTCTTAGTAATGAATTAAATACTGGTCAAGGAATTTGTAATAAATGTTATACTGTATTTTTAATAGATATAGGCTAAAATGATGAAATCAGTTATTATAGCTATTATAGCTAAAATAGCTATTATTAACTTAAAAATTTCTTTCCCAGTGACCGGTGACGGTCCGAAGACCTGTAAAGGCTAACATAATAGCCTTAAAACCAACCTTGAGGCGACTGGGAGTCCCTGGTAACAAAAACCGCATTATTAAGCTAAAAATCAGGGTAAATGTTGGTTAAAAAATAATGAAAATTGGAATGGCGTTAAAATGACAAGACAAACAAATAAAATGGAAATAGGTGAAGCATTAAATATTTTTGGTTTTCAATTTGGAACAGAAATTACAAAAGAGATTATTAAGAAAAAATTTCGAGAGTTAAGTTTTAAACATCATCCTGATAAAAATCCAAATGCTAATTTAAAAATATTTACAAAAATAATAGAGGCTAAAGCTGTTTTAATGCGTGATTTTGAAATAATAAAAGTTAATATATCAACAGTTAAAAAAGTTGATTCTATATTTGTTGATATGATAATGAAGCCAGGAATAAAATCAAAAAGAAATCCATTTACAGTTTATAAACAAGGACAAAAAATAAAATGAAAACAAGAGTTGTTAATGTCAATAAAGAACCATATGATATTTGCATTATGCGTCCCAGCATTTATGGCAATCCATTTATAATTGGACGCGACGGGACACGTGAAGAAGTTATAGAAAAATTTCGTGTTTATTTTTATAATAGAATTAAAACAGACAAATATTTTTTAATAATGGTTCAAAAATTAAAAGGTTTAATTCTTGGTTGTTGTTGTGCTCCACAATCTTGTCATGGTAATATTTATGTTGAGTTTTTAGAAAAGGAATAAAATGAAACGAATAGGAATAATTGGCTCGCGTCGTAGAGACACTAAAGATGATTTCTTAAGTGTTGAAATATGTTTTTTAGCTATTTTTAAAGAAGATGATATAATTATAAGTGGAGGTTGTCCCAAAGGAGGGGATAGATTTGCTGAAATTTTAGCAGACAAATATAATACAACTAAAGTAATTTTCAAACCAAAATGGAGTTTAGGAAAGCATGCTGGTTTTTTAAGAAATACAACAATAGCTAAAAACAGTGATGAGTTAATTGCTTGTGTTTCATCTAATAGAACAGGTGGAACTGAAGATACAATAAAAAAATTTATAAAATTTAATCCAAAAGGTTTTATACATTTATGTTAAAAAAACGAATTGCTCAATCTTGTCATCATTGCAAAGAATTTTTTATTGCAGAAATTAAATTAAATTTTTGTCCTTTTTGTAATAAAAAATTACCTGAAAAGCAACAAATTTCAAAAGAAGAAAATAAATTTGAAAAGATAACAATAGAACCTTCTACTGAAATTATAAAAGAATTTGTTTTTGTACAAAATGAAGTTCAATCTGTTTACAATTTAGTTTATGGTTTCTTAACAAAAAATAATGAACTTCTTAAATCCAAAAAATTAAATAATGAAGAACTTTGTGATTTTGGTTTTATTTGTAGAGAATTAGAAAACATATTTGATGAACTTCGAAAAGAAGTAAAAGCAAGAAAAGATTTATGTGGACAGATTATCTCCTATCGACTTATACAAAATTCATTATCGGATCCATCAATTAAAATGCAAGTTGATGGGCAATTAGCATCTGGTATTCCTGATGTAAAAATGCAAGCTGGAATTCCAAATAAATTCACAGAAGAATATTATCAATTAACAGATTATTTTGGTGTTTCACGCAAAGTTGCAGAATCTGGTATTCTTAAATTAGATTGGAAAATGGTTATAGAATTTCTAACACAACAAATGAATGATGGTAAAAAAATACCAGAAGGATTTGGAAAACAATATCCTTTATATACTACAACTTATAAGAAGAGAAAGGAGAAATAAATGAGAAGATAATAAAATTTATTTTTTACTTGCGTTAAATAAAGTAATTAGTATAATTAAAAATTTTATTGAGGAGACTTAAATGGCAAAAGAAAATAGCAGTTCAAAAAGCTCACGAACAGAAACTGCAATAAATAAAGTAGAAGGGATTGATCCAAATTATCTTGCTAAATATATTGAGCAAGATGATAGTTTGAATAGTTTAAAAGAACATCGTATTGTTCCTCGTTTTAAAATTATCCAAGCTACAACTGATGCTGAACTAATTTCTAATTTTGGCATTGGTTCTGTTATTGTTCGTCCTGGTGATGTAATGATTTGTAAACACAAGGACGAACCAAATTCATTTTGTTTTGTTCCTCTATTTTTCTTCGCTGAATGGGCAAAATGGCGTGATCTAAAAGGTACTGGTTCAATGATTTTAGATCGTAGTCATGATCCTACCAGTGAACTTGCAGTTAAATCTAAAACTGCAAATTCAAGAAAAGAACTTTATGAAGGACAAGATAATGTTCCTGATAAAGATAAAATGTATTATGGTTATGTTGAGCATCTTCGTTTTATTGGGATAATTTATGGAGATCATCCTCTTTCAGGAACTCCAGTAACTCTTTCTTTTGAAAGAGGAGAATGGACTCAAGGTAAAAACTTTATTTCTGCAGTATCACTTCGAAGACAAACGATAAATAGTAAATCATTACCAGTTCCTCTTTGGGCACAAGTTTGGAAATTGAGAACAATACATCATGTTCCCGATGCAACAAGAAAGTGGTATGGTTTTCAATTTGAAGCAGCAGATCCTTCAATCATTTTACCAGAAGAAGCCAAAACAATGCAAACGCTACATTTAGAGTTTAAAGATTTATTTAATAAACAACGACTAATGGTACAAGATGAAGAGATTACTTCTCCTGATGAAGCTGCTGTAAAAGCAAATCAAGATTTTTAATTTAATTGTTAATCAGTTTAATTGTTGATAGAAGTGAAAACTGTTACAACTGTTTATGTATAATGTTGAGCCTTGCTCCAAATACATATTATAAAAGTGCACAGAACGTTTATCAGTATCGAATTCTGTTCTATCACAGTTTTTTATTTTACGCTGGTAATAGTTGGCAAATGGAAATTATAATGGTGAACTATCCTACCGCAAAAAGTTGATAGTCCTATTACCAGCATTTTTTATTATTATAGGAAGGATAAAAATGATTGATAGTCAAAAAGCTATTTATAATTTTCATAAGAAACATCAATTTCCTTATTGCTTATTTCTTAGAACTAATAAAAAATTTTCAAAGATAGTAATGAAATTGTTTATAAAAATAATTTTTTTAATTGCTAAAATTAGTTTAAAATATTGGCAATATACAGGGAAAAAAGAAAAATTTGAATCCTTTTATAGATTACATCTTATGGCAGAAGAACTTGCAGAATTAATGACTGGTATAAATGAAGGAGATAAATTAAAAACTGCCGATGGTCTTGGTGATCTTTTATATGTAGTTATAGGAACTGCTGTAACTTATTGGCTTCCTACAAAAGAAATAATGGAAGAAGTTTGTTATTCTAATTCTCTAAAATCGCCGAGAGATCCTGTTACTAATCCACGATTAAGAGATAAAGGAAAAAATTGGCGACGACCTGATTTTACAAAAGCAATATTAAATGGTCGTGAAAGATTAAGACAAGAAAAACAAATTTAAAAAATATAGAAGGAAAACAATGTGTTTATTAATTGAAGGAAGTGATTGTCTTGGCAAAACAACTCTTGCTAAAAAAATTGTTAAGAAAGTTTCTGAGATGGGATATCCAGTAGTTTATTCTTGGATGACAAGACCCAATGAACAGTTATTTGATTTCTTTTTATCTTACAAAAAGATGATAAATCCTTGTGCTGTTCAAGATAGATTGCACTTGGGTGGCCTTGCTTATCATGAAAATAAAATTACTTCAACTAAACTACAAATAATAAATAGCTGGATACGCAGCGTTGGTGGGTTGATAGTTGTTCTTTATGCAGGAGATGAAGAATTATATGAACAACGAATAAGAGAAGATGAACGTGGAAATCTTTTAAGTTGGCCTTTATTATGTAGAGGAAATACCTTTTTTAAAGAATATGCTGAAAATGAAGGAGATTGTGATTATAGATGGAATATTTTAGTTAAAAATATAGACAAACCAATATTTCCTACTGATTATGATGTAGATGAATTAATAGATGAATGGATAAATCGCAGAGATTTATTAGGGATATAAAAATGGCTAAAGAAACTAATTTACAATTATTAAAAACATCCTTTATGATAAAAGATAATCCATTTATAGAACAATTTATAAAGCAAATAATTTTACGAACATTTGATCAGATAAAAATAGAAGCAGAAAAACATCAAGTTTGTAAAAGAAAAGCTGTTGGTTGTGCCATTCTTGATATAGATTTAAAAGAACAATTGATTACTCATTTTACTGCTATAAATGGTCCATCTGGTCCAAATAATATTTGTTCTGGAATAAAAGGAGCTTGTGGATGTAGCCACGCAGAACCAAGAGCAATTATGAAGTATTTAAAATATGCTAAAAGAAATGGCCAGCGAGGAAAAACTATTCTACTTTCGACATTTAGTGCTTGTGTAAATTGTGCAAATATAATTATTGATTCAGGTATTATAGATTCAGTTGGATATCAGATACTCGCAGAACATTGGGCAATAGAACCTAATAATGCAAAAGCTATGTTGGATAGATCTCTTATTCATTGGAATAATCAAGAATTAGAAAATGATATAGAAAATAAATTATTAAAAAAGATATTATATGAAATATAGAATTTACATTTATTGTATCTACTTTCCTACAAGTAATAAGTATTATGTTGGACAGACTAATAACCTTACAGAAAGACTAAATGCACATTTAAGCAGTAAATATCTTGTAGGAAATGCTTTGCAAAAATATAATGATTGGCAAGTAACAATTTTACATACTGTTAAAACTCGCAATGCAGCAAATCTTTTAGAAATTGAAGAAATAAGAAATTTGAATAGCGTTGCTCCGAACGGATATAATCTTATTGCGGGAGGGGAAGGTCATAAAGGTAAAAAAACTTTAGGAATGACTGGTAGAAAACATAAAGAAGAATCAAAAAAGAAAATGAGTAAATCCCACAAAGGAAGAAAAAATCCTATTGTTAGTGATAGAATGAAGAAAAATAATCCTATGAAAAATCCTAAAATTGTGGAGAAAGTTAGAATAGCTAATATAGGTTGCAAAAGATCTGCTGAAACTTGTGCAAAAATAAGCAAATCTTGTAAAGGAAGAAAAAATCCAGAAGTAAGTGAAAGAAATAAACATCCAGAAATTATATTAAGAGCAAAAATATCTAATTTAAAACGATATATTATAAAATTAGAACAAAAATTAAATGATTAATCTTCGAGATAATTTTCATATAATAGAATCACTTTCCGAACTTCCTAATCTGCAAAATCATAAAGAAATATTTTGTGATATAGAATCAAAACGAATTTTTGATGATGATGAATTAGGAGGACTTTATCCTTGGAAAGGAGATAAAATTTGCGGTTTTGGTATAACTGCAGATGAAATACCAAATATATGGTATATTCCTATTCGTCATACTTTTATAAATTCTAAAAATTTACCAGTAAAAAATGTAATGGATTGGATACAAGATATTTTATCTACTTGTAAAGATTGGATAAATCATCTTGTGAAATTTGATGCAATGATGTTTGATGTTGGAGATGGAGTTGAATTTAAATGTCGTCTTGTAGATACTTTAACTTTAAGCAAATTATATTATAGTGATCGTTTAGAATATGGTTTAAAACCTCTTTGTAAAGATTGGTTGAACTATGATACTGGCAGTTTAGATAGAGTACGAGCATATTTAGAAAGTTTAAAACCAAAATCAAAATCTTTTGCTGATGTTCCTATAATATTACTTGGAGAATATTGCTGTGATGATGTTAATATGAATAGAAAATTGTATAGATTTTTACAAGAAAATTTACAAAAACGAATAGAAGAATCAACTGGAGAATTATCAGAAAGAGTAAAAGAATTAATTGAAATAGAAACTAAATTGACTCCTATATTATTTGATATGGAGAAAGATGGTTTACAAATAAATGAAATTGAATGTAAAAGACGATCATTTCAAGCATTAAAAATTATGACAGAAAATTCTGAAAAGATCGAACAAATAATTGGACGAGAATTTACTAATTCAAATAATTGTTTGCAAGAAATTTTATTAGAACAATTTAAATTACCAATTTTACTTACAATAAAAGAAAAGAAAAGTGGACAATGGATAGATACTGGTCGACCAAGTTTTGATAAAGATGCAATGACATTATATAAGGTTCATCCATTGGTAACAAGTAATGAAGAAATAAAACAAATTGTTAATCTTATAACAGAATATAGAACTGAACAACAATTTAAAAGTTTATTTCTTGATACTTTTTTAAAATTGAATGTTGATGGAATAGTTCATCCAAATTATAATCAAGCTATTCGTACAAGTCGTTTATCTTGTAAAAAACCAAATTCACAACAACAAAATAAAAGGTCTAAAGAACTAATACATCCTCATCCTGGAGAAGGATTTATTTCAAATGATGCTTCTCAAATTGAATATCGTTTAATCGTTCATTATTGTAAAATTGAAGCTGCAATAAAAGCATATAATGAAGATCCAACTACAGATTATCATCAATGGGTTGCAGATTTAATGCAAATATTTAGAGATGCAGCTAAACAATTAAATTTTGGAATGGCTTATGGTGCAGGTAAAAAACTTGTAACTAATAATTTAACATCCAATGAACATATTATTGAAGTAATAGGACAAAAAGTAAATGAATTGATTAATGCAGGTTTATTAGATCCTAAATTAAGACTTGAAAAATTTAAAGAACTTTGTAAAGAACATGCAGAAAAATCTTATGATGAATATCATGAAACACTTCCTGAAATACGAGAAACTTCAAGACGAACTATTGAAGTAGCAAAATCACGTGGTTTTATTTTTAATGCTTATGGCTTTCGCCGATATCTTCCTGGCAAATCTTCTTATAAAGCATTTAATAGTTTGATTCAAAGTTGTGCTGCTTATATTATGAAAGAACGTATGGTTGCTATCTCACCTCGTTATAATTCAGAATCTCAAAAGTGGGGAATAAAATTGCGAGCAAATGTTCACGATGAATTATTAAGTGGTGTTGTACTTGAAAATTTGTATGATCCAAATTTACAAAAATATATTTGTGATACATTAGAAAATACAACTATAAAATTCAGAGTTCCTATTTTATTCGGTCTGGGTTTAAGTCCTAACAATTGGAGTGAAGCTGCTGGTAAAGAAGCTATAACCACACCTGATGGAAAATTTATAGCTGGAAGAATACGTTAAAAATACGTTAAGAATACGTTAAGAATACGTTAAGAATACGTTAAGAATACATTAAAATCTTTATTTTTAGGTAATAAATAAGATTATTATAGGGCGTAAAATATTTTACAAAATAAGGTTAAAAACTAATTTTTTGTTTGCTTTTTAGTTTGATATAGGTTATACTTTATGTAGGTTAAGGCAAGATTAAAACAAGAAATTAAAAAGTTAAGAAGAGAAAATGAAAGGGAAAAAATGTCAAATGTAACTGCAACAAAAACAAAAACAAAAACAAACGGAATGTTTCGTAAAGCAGCAAGGATACGAAAGGTTGGGATTAAGGCATATGCAACAAAACGATTGCCGCAAATAGAGGCTGCTCTGAAAAATGCAATGAAAAGTGGCAGCAGCGAAAGATACATTGCACGGCTAAAATCAATTCGCAATAGCCTTCAGCGAGTAATTCTTGGCAAGTAAATAAAACCTCTAATACTGACCAGTTCCTCATTCCTCCCAAACTGGCCAGACTTGTGGGTTTTAAGTAAATCAAAATAATTTTAATTGTAGGAGGCCTAAAATGGCGAAAGTGAACAAAGTAAATCCTGGAATAGAGAATGAAAAGAAAGAAAACAAGAAGGAAGAAAAGGGACGAAAGGGATTCGCAATTAAGGATGCAAAGTATCGCGATGCAGAAAGCAAGATTGTATCAGCAGTTAATAGCGATGGATTACTTATTGCTATACCTAAAGCAATTAAGGATGGTGAAAAGGTAGTTTATGCCGGCTATGATGTTCGTAAGCATCTGCCTTTGAAAAAGAGTGACTTCGCTTCACTTGGCACTTATATGAGATATCAAGGTTTTGTTGCTCGCTACAAAGCAGATGTTCTCATTAAGATTGCCACAGAAAAAGAAACAAAGGCTAATCATATTGAAAAGTTTGGTGATGAGCAAACTCGGCGTAAGGTACAAAAAGTTGCCAGGATGCGTGAGCAGCTTGAAGCTTTACAGAAGCAACTGGAAGCAGAAGGAGTTGATATCAGCGGAATATAAGCTGATATAAAAATCGAAACTGGCCAAAATTGGCCAGTCTATAACAGTGGTTTTGTTATACTGATGAGATAACCAATAATTGGAGGAGAATGAAAATGAAAATATGTAATTACAAACAATCAAAGTTAGATAAATTGATTCATTTAGCTGAAAATAAAAAAATTGATGGATCACTTATTAATCACTATAATTTTATCTTAAATCATTTTGATGAAATTATAGCAACTTATGATAAAGATATAATTGAAATTGAAGCTAAGAAAGCAGAAATTCTAAGACAGTTTATTGAAGCTCCAGAAAAACTTGTTGAATTAAATAAACATCTTGAAGAATTGCAAAAACGAACAAAAGATATAAAACAAACAGATCAAAGAATAAAACAAGTTAAAAATTTGCGTGAACGATTAGCTGTAATAGAAGAAGAATTGAAAACTGAAGGCATAAATATTGAAGAATAAAGGAGGATGAAAATGAAAACATACACAAATCCAATAACGAATGTTGAAATTGAATATGTTAAAAGTTTTTTGCTTTCTGTTGGTAAAAAGATTTATGATAATGGCAAAAGAATTTATTATGTGGATTTTAATGGAAAATCACATAAATTAGGCTATATATCATGGGCATAAAACCTCCAATACTGACCAGTTCCTCATTCCTCCCAAACTGGCCAGACTTGTGGGTTTTAAGTAAATCAAAATAATTTTAATTGTAGGAGGCCTAAAATGGCGAAAAAGATAGTTAAGAAAACAGTAACAAAGAAGGTTGAAACACCTGAAATTCCACTGGTAGTTAAACAAATTCAGAGTGTTGCAAAGGCTCTTCAGGCTATTTCAGATGTGCCTGAAACAACAATGGTTCAGCGTGATAAACTCGTTGTTAACATAAATAAATATGCTGATAGAGTTAACAAGATTCTTGCTTTTGCTGGCACAATAGCAGAACGTGAAGCAAAGAAAGCCGAACGTGCAGTAAAAGCAACAGAACGAGATATTGCTAAAAAGGTAAAGGCTGAAAAGCATATTGCTGATTTGAAGGCAAAATTGGCAAAGATGGAAGCTCAATTAAACAGCTAACAGCTAATAAATAGCTAAAATCATCAATACCAGTCAGTAAAATAAACTGACTGGACTTGTAGGTTTTAGTAAAATATTAAAATAAATTAAGAGGAAAATGAAAATGACAATTCAAATTAAACACAAAATTACAAAAGAAGTTCTCAAAGAAATTGAAGCACAAAATCTGCAAGGAGCAGACCTGCGAGGAGCAAATTTAAGTAGAGCAGACCTGCGAGGAGCAAATTTAAGTAGAGCAGATCTGCAAGAAGCAAATCTATGTGAAGCAGTCCTGTGTGGAGCAAACCTGCGTGGAGCAGACCTGTGTGGAGCAAACTTGCGTGGAGCAGACCTGCGTGGAGCAGACTTGCATAAAGCAAACTTGACTGGAGCAGACTTGCGTGGAGCAGACTTGCGTTATGCAGACTTGCGTGAAGCAAACTTGCGTGAAGCAAACCTGCGTGGAGTAGACTTGCATAAAGCAAACTTGACTGGAGCAGACTTGCGTGGAGCAGACTTGCGTTATGCAGACTTGCGTGAAGCAAACTTGCGTGAAGCAAACCTGCGTGGAGCAGACCTGTGTGGAGCAGACCTGCGTGGAGCAGACCTGCAAGGAGCAAAATTTTATAAGAGTCAAGCAGAAAATATCCTTAAAGCAATTGGAATAATAATAATAATAATTGAAGAATAAATTAAAAAGGAGAAAAAATGAATACTGAAAAACAAATTGCACAAGCTATTGTTGATGCACAAAAGATGTATGAAGAAAGTTACTTGTATGGAAATGGAGAAAGAATTGGTTATTATACCAAAGAAATGGAAGATTGTCTTATAGCAACTTGTAAGAAAAATAAATTGTCTTCAAATCTTTGGGCTTTACTTAATTTAGCGATGCACTGGGATAATAATATACAACTTTGGGCTGAAGATGTTTTAACTGATAAAAATATATTAGAAGAAATGAAGAAAGAAGATGCTGCTTTGGAAGAACCCGAATTAACTGAATTTGGAAACATTAGAGAAGATATAAAATATCCAATTTGTCCTATAAATTTATATTTTGAAGGTGACGAAAATAAATGCAATACTTCAAAATGTAATTGGGATACAGAGACAAGAAGCTGCAACGAAAGTTGTAAAATTAATTAGTTTATATAGACAGTAGAAACAATGAGAGGTTGAATATACAACCTCTCATCTACTGGTTATCATAAAATAAATTTATTAAATGCGAGTTACTCTTAATCTCATACCTCTACTTAATACATAGAGTTAAAAAGAGCATCTAACGGAGCAGATATGATAACTCTGCTCCATTATAATTAAAATTGAATTAGGAATAGTGGATTAAATGGATTTTGATATTGAATATTTTAATATTGGATATATGGTTGTGTCCAGTACACTAACGACAACCTATTTTAAGTCTCAAGGGCTGGAGTAGAGACGCAATATTATGGAAGAAAAAATAAAAGAAATTTATAGTTTAATTGAACAATGGACACGTGCAGAAATCTTAGCTCGCCATGCTCCTTTTAGTAATTTTGAAGCTGCTAATTATTTTGAAATAAAAATTCAAAAAGAAAATGAATTACGAAAATTACTTTTTGGAACTGATGATTTGGTTGAACTTGGTCTTAAATGGGAATTATTAAAAGATAGAACTACTCAAAAAGAAATTGAAAACATTGAAGATAAAGAACAAAATAAAGAAGACCTAAAACAAAAATATTTACGATTACAAAAAGAATTAGCTGAAATGGAAGGGAAATAAAATCATGGCAAAAGAAACTGAAAAAATTACAGAAGTTTTAGCAACCTTAAAAAATCCAATTATAGTAGGGATGAATCTTGCCCTTGGATTTTTTCTAATGTCTATAGTAATAGGAGTAATTCTTTTTATTGGGAGTGCAATTCTTTTTGGAATGTTAGGCTATTTGTATTGATTTTTCATTAAATTAATATTTTCATTTTCTCTCCGATGGCAGACGGGGAAACGGAATAACGCTCCGTCTGCCTATTTTTGAAAGGCTAATAAAACATGGCTGAATTTAAAAAGAAACTAACTTGGGAAGAAATTGAAGAAGAATTTGAAAAAATAAAAAACTTTTTTGAATTAATACCTAATAAACTAAAAGTTGCTTCGGCAGAACTTTTAATTTCTGAAATAGTAAACTGGGGAAGCAAAAATTATTATGAAGTATTAGGCATTTTTGAAGAAGCAAAATTAGCTTATCGTGAAAATTCATTAGAAATTATATGCGAAGATGAAGAAGATGAGGAAGAAGAAAAAGAAGAAGAAAAAGAGGAATAATAAATGCAATATGATAATTTAAATCATCTTTGGTGGGATGCATTAAAACAAATAATGATGCAAGGAAGTGAATTAGATTCTCGTGCTGGAAATACAAAAGAAATTTTAGGTTTTCAAACTGTATTAACTAATCCATTAAAAAATATTCTATTGGGATTTCCAGAACGTAAATTTAGCTTATCCTATGCTTGTGCAGAGATGTTGTATTATTTATCTGGCACAAATAAAATAGAAATGATAGAGGCTTATGCTCCTTCTTATAAAAATTTTGCAGAAAAAGGATTAGCTTATGGTTCTTATGGAGCACGATGGAGATATAATCCTGGTTTTGTTCAAGAAAATCAAATCTTTTTTCATCCTAATGGAGATAATCAATTAGACGCTCTTATACATCTTCTTAAAGAAAAACCTAATACACGTCAAGCTATTATAACGATGTGGGATAGCGGAGATTTGCTTCATGCAATTATTGGAGATCATAAAGATTTGCCTTGTACTATTGCTTTACACTTTTTAATTCGTGAAAATAAACTTTATCTTATAGCCACAATGCGAAGCAACGATGCGTGGCTCGGCCTTCCTTATGATATATTTTGCTTTACAACTTTACAACGCATCATTGCTGAAGAATTAAATTTGGAACTTGGAACTTATATACATCAAGCTGGCAGCGAACATCTTTATGAGAAGAACTTTGAAAAAGTAAATAAAATACTTGAAAATTATTGGTCTGAATATCCTAATATAAATTGGGAATGGCCAGCATCAGAAACGACATTACAAAGTTTAAATTATAAAATAGAACAAGCATTAAATTCTGAAAAATGGATTCCTAATCATTTTTCAGAATTAAAAGATTTAACAATTCTTAATTCAACTTTTCGTGACCTCGTTACTGGTTGTGCTACAAAATGGACAGATGTTAAACCTGAAAATTTTTATAATCCATATTTTGCTGAATGGCAAAAACAAAATTTAGAAATTAAATAGAAGAAAATAAAATGAAACTTATTTTTGGATTCATTTCTGGATTAATTTTTGGTACAACTATAACAATAATTGGTTGGCAAAAAACTATTACAACAATTATTGAATTAATTAAAGAAATTATAAAAAATATAAAATGAGTTTAGATATTAAAATAATTTTAACAGTATTTTGTATCTTAGTATTTCTTAATTTTTTCTTTAATAAAAAAGATAAAAATATATTATAAAGTAAATAAATTATGCCTAAACTTGAAGATATAAAATTTGGACATTGTAATATTAAAAATCTTGCATATTGGATAAACGAACGTCATAATATTTATTTACGAAAATTTTATAAACATCCAAAACCTTGGACTGAAGATGTTATATTGCAGCAGTATAAATTTACAAATGTCTTTCGGCAACTTGATAAAGGAACAGTTGCTTTACAAGAAATGCTAAATAAAAAATCTTTATTAAAATTAGCAACAAAACAAGAACAAAAAGCATTAATCTTTTTTAATATTTATTGGTATCGTTTATTTAATTGGTATGAACATGCACAAAATCTTGGTTTTGTAGTTTCTTATGAAGAAGTAGAAAAGTATATCAAAGAAAGATACAAAAACAATCAACGAATTTTTACAGGAGCTTGGATGACTCATGGACATTTTTGTGAACCAAAATATATAACATATTTACGAGGATGTAAAGAATGTTGGGATAGACGCTTTGAATTTGTTGATTTTATTAGACATACAAATAGTATAGAATGGATAACTTATGAATTACGAAATTTATATTGTATTGGCAAATTTTTATCTTATGAAATTGCTTGTGATTTACGATTTACAAAATTACTGAAAAATGCGACAGATAAATTAACTTGGGCGAATATGGGTTCAGGTGCTCAACGAGGATTAAAGAGACTTGGATTGCCTTTTAAAAATCAACAACAAGGATTAACTTCTATGCAATTATTATATAGACAATTAACCAATAGTAAAAATCTTTTAGAGACACATATTCTTAATGCAGAAGTTCCATTTGAACTTCGTGAAGTAGAACATAGTCTCTGTGAGATGGACAAATATATGAGAGTAAAAATGGGCGAAGGCCGACCAAGAAGTAAATATAATGGTATAGCCTAAACTAACCTAAAACAACCTAAAATAGAGTCCCAGTAAAGAAAAATTCGGGGGTATAATGATTATAAGCTACCAAACTACCTTAAAAACCAGCCTTGAGGCGACTGGGAATCCGAAACGCATTATTAAGCTAAAAACAAAGGTTTAAAATGAAAATAATTATACCAACAATGGGGCGAGCTAATATTCAGCGAACTGCTAAAAATTTATTAAGAGCTGATGTTCCTAAATTATATAAATGCTATATGATTGTTCCAATAAATGAAAGTGTTCAATATAATTCTGTTTATGGAAAAGATTTTAAAATCATAACTACAAATCTTTATGGTATAAATAATATTCGCCAATATATAATTGAAAGTTGTCACACAGAGGATAATAAAATACTTATGATGGATGATGATTTACACTTTAATTATCGACCATCAATTAATAATGTTACTCTTCCTGTGGCTACAAATAATCAAATTTTAGAAATGATTCAATGGATAGAAAATCAACTTGAAAATTTTGCTCATGTTGGTATTTCTGCAAGGACTCAAAATTTTCAATTAACAAATGGAATGAAAAAAACAAATAGTTTTGAATTACAAGTTGTTAGACCATATAGAATATATGGTTTTAGAAAGGATATAATATTAGGAGAAAAACTTGATTTTCATGCAGGATTAAAAATAAATACAATGGATGATTTTCACATGACTCTTAATCTTCTTGAACTTGGATATCCTAATATAATTTCTTGTAAATGGGCACAAGAACAATGCAGTTCTAATGCTTATGGTGGAGCCTCTTCTTATCGAAATTTAGAATTACTTAAAATTTGTGCATTAAATCTTAAAGAAAAACATTCTCAAGTTGTAAAAATTACAGAAAAGATAACAAGAAAATCTTGGGGAGGAACAGAAGATAATCCAGTTACAAGAATTGATGTTATAATACAATGGAAAAAAGCATTAGGATTAAGAATCAATGAAAGTAAATTAAATTAATTGTAGGATATAATTATGCAAGTTGAAAAACGAAATGGACAAATAGTTAAATTTGATAAAAATAAAATTTATAATGCTGTTAAAAAAGCATTCATAAAAATAAAACAAGAAGCTCCTCAGGTTTTATTATGTAGAATTGTAGAAGATGTTTTAACCAAAATTAAATTGAGCATAAATAATTTTGATTTAATAAATATAGAAACAATTCAAGATATTGTTGAATCTGTTTTAATGCAACATGAGCCAGATGTTGCTAAAGAATATATTCTTTATAGACAAAAACGAGCTGAACTACGAAGATTAGAACCAGATAAAAATGCTATTGCTGATTATATTCATGCCAGTAAATATGCTCAATATATACCAGCATTAAAACGACGTGAAACTTTTAATGAAACTGTGCGTAGAGTTAAAAATATGCACAAAGAAAAATTTCCATTATTAACTGAAAAAATAGATGATGCTTTTAAATTAGTTTATGATAAAAAAATTCTACCTTCTATGCGTTCAATGCAATTTGCTGGATCAGCTTTACTTGAACGAAATGAAAGAATGTATAATTGTAGTTTTACTTTAATTGATAGACCAGAAGTTTTTGGTCAAATATTATATCTTTTACTTTGTGGGGTAGGAGTTGGATTCAGTATTCAAAAACAACATATAGAAAAGCTACCAAAAATAAAAAAGATAGATAAAAATCTTGTTTGTCACCATACAATAAAAGATACAATTGAAGGATGGGCAGATGCTGTAACAGCTTTAATAAATAGTTTTATAAATGGTTATTACATTGAATTTAATTATAATCAGCTTCGACCAGTAGGGAGTTGTTTAAAAAGTGGTGGAAAAGCTCCCGGACATTTAGATTTAAAAGAAGCATTAGAAGCTACAAAAAATATATTAAATAAAGCACAAAAAAGACAATTAAAACCAATAGAATGCCATGATATAATTTGTCATATTTCAAAAGCTGTTCTTGCAGGTGGAATTAGACGTAGCAGTTTAATTTCATTATTCAGTTTTAATGATGATGAAATGATGCACTGTAAAGATCCAGGAATAAATTTTGATTTTGATGGTAAAAATTCACAACGAACTTTGGCTAATAATAGTGCAGTATTAAATTCAAATACTTGTACTTATAATGATTTTAAATTTATAATGAATCTTAATAAAAATAGTTATGGCGACCCGGGATTTATATTTGTAGATAATTTTGATTATGGTATAAATCCTTGTGGGGAAATTGGTATTGATCCTGTTTGGCATGGATTAGGTATAAAAACTATAAAACAAACAGGATTTGGATTTTGTAACCTTATAGAAATAAATGCAACAGCCTGTAAAGATAAAGAAGATTTTTATAATGCTTGTCAAATGGCAAGTTTCATTGCTACTCTTCAAGCCAGTTATACTAATTTTCCTTATTTAGGAAAAGTTACTGAAGATATTGTAAAACGAGATGCTCTTATTGGAGTAAGTATAACTGGAATGAGAGATGCTCCTTGGATTTTTGATAAAAATATATTACAAGAAGGAGCAAAAATAGTAGAAAAGGTAAATGAATATACTGCAAAAGAAATAAAAATTAATTCCGCTGCTCGTTGTACTTGTATCAAACCAGGAGGAACAAGTAGTTTAGAACTCGGCTGTATAAGTAGTGGAATACATTCTCATCCTGCAAAATATTATTTCAAACGAATAACTGCAAATCCATTAGAACCAGTTGCACAATTTTTTAAACAATTTAATCCTCAAATGATAGAAGAAAAACCAAATGGAGATTGGTGTATAACTTTTCCTGTAAAAGCTAATGGAACAAGTCAAGATGAAATTTTAGCAATAGATTTTATAAATGATATGTTTTTAGTTTATAAAAATTGGATCCTTCCAACTACAAAAAAACAACCAACACATAATATTAGTAGTACAATTGTAATAAGAGAAAATGAATGGGAAAAAGTTTTAGATTATATTTGGAATAATAAAGATAAAATTCGTTGCATGACTTTTCTGCCTTCAAAAGCATATTTATCAATTCCTTATATGCCAAACGAACCAACAACTTTTGATAATGAAAAATGGAACAAATTGGTAAAAGAATATAAACCAATAAATTATGAATTAATAGAAGAAAATGAAGATACGACATTAAGAGGAGCAGCGTGTGACGAAGACAAATGCGGAATAGAGGATAGAACTTTTATACAAGGAAATGGTTTCCGTGTGTTCGAAGGACAAAAAATGAATCAACATAATTCAGCTTTTGAATGGAAAGAAAATGGATTATGGTTTGAATTCGTGAAGCAATTAGATGGATATTATATAGGCAAAAGGATAACAAAATGAAAATTTTTATTTATGCAATCTACTTCCCTACAAGTAACAAATATTATGTAGGTCAAACTCAGAATCTTGAAGCAAGAATGAATGCACATTTTCGTTCTGGTAGTTTAGTTTGTAGGTCTCTTTATAAATATGATAATTGGCAAGTAACAATTTTGCACACCTGCAAAACTCGAGATGAAGCAAATCTTTTAGAGATAGAAGACATAAGAAATTTAAATTGCGTTGCTCCTAACGGATATAATCTAACTGCTGGAGGAGAAGGTGGTGATACTTTTACTAATAATCCTAATAAAGAAGAAACAAAAGCCAAAATGAAAGAAGCGTTTAATCGTCCAGAGGAAAAAGCAAGAAGAAGTGAAACGGCAAAAGGAAATCAAAATGCAAAAGGAAAACGCTCTGCAGAAGCTTGTGCAAATATAAAAGAAGCACTTAACCGTCCAGAGGTAAAAGAAAAACAAAAAGGAAATCAGAATGCAAAAGGATACAAACGTTCTGCAGAAACAATAGAAAAACATAGACAAGCAATAAAAGGAAAACATTGGAAATGCTCTGCTGAAGCTTGTGCAAATATGAAAGAAGCGTTTAATCGCCCGGAGGTAAAAGCAAAAAAGAGAAAACCAAAATCTGCAGAAGCAAGAAAAAATATGCAAATTGCTCAAATAAAACGTAGAATAAAAGAATTGGAAGGCGGTGATTAAAATTATACTTTTAGATGGTATGATGCAGCTCTATAGATGTAACTACAAATTGTCCGAACTGACGACAAGAGATGATCGACCCACAGGCATGGAATTTGGATTTTTAAAAGGGCTTGAGGCCTTCCGACGATTTTGGAAGGATGAAATAATTATTTGTTGGGAAGGGAAAAATAATTTTCGTTATAAAATTGATCCTGAATACAAAGCAAACCGTAGGGACAAAAGAAAGAGAGATGCTCATAAATTTTTAAATATTGAACGTATAGAAAAATTTAAAGAGTTTCTTTCTATGGTGGCAGAAAGTGCCTACGATGATACATTAGAAGCAGATGATATTATAGCAAGTTTAGCAGCAAAATATTCTCAAGTTGAAAAAACTATTATATATTCAAGTGATAAAGATTTTCTTCAACTTTTAAGGAATAAACCGTTCCCTATTATACAAATCCCACAATTTCAACAACGAAATAATCCACGAACAGTTTCTTGGATTGAGGAAAATTTTTATGGTTTAAAACCTGAACAACTTAAAATTTATTTTGCTATTATTGGTGACAAGGTAGATAATATAAAAGGAGTAAATAAAGTCCGCAAATCTAAAATCGCCGCTGCGTTATGTGCAAATAAAGAATTAAAAAATATTTTTAATTATGAATTATTTTCTGCAAGAGAAATTGATGAATTAGAGAAATTTTTTGATTCTGGCCAATTTAAAATTAATTTGCAACTAATAACATTAAAAATAAAAAATGATATAATTGTAAAACAACGTAATTGGCAACCAAAAGAAATTAGAAAATGGTTGTATAATATGGAATTTAGAACACTAAAACTTTGTGAAAAATGTGGATTAGAAGGGCGAATAGAACAAGGTGATGAATTCTAATGGAAAATAAAGAAGAGAAAAAATTAACCAGAAAAGAAGTAAAAAATCAACTTACTGAAATTATAAAATTATTTCATAAACCTTCTGAAATAAAATCAAAAGAAAAAGAAAGTTCTTTAGAAGAATTAATAAATTATATACGAGTTAGTGTAAAATATTTTTTACTTGATATTGATGCATTAAAAAGAGAGAACAAACACTTAATAAAATTATTAGAGAAGGAAAACAAATGAATTATTTATATATTGGATTATTAAAAAAATCAGAAATGGGATTAATTGAACCTTCACAAAAAGATAATTATCATAGGATTGAACTGGGTCCTGGTGATCTTGAATTTAATGGAGATTGTGTTATTAATATTGTGGAAATTACATTTCCAGAAGCTAAAAAACATTGGGGATTAATAACACATTTTGGAATTTGGGATTCTTTACAAAAAGGACATCTTTTGGCAATAGGAAATTTAGAGAAAAGAAAAACTATTAATAAATATGATATAGTCCAATTTAAACCTAATAGTATAGAAATTTCTCCAAAAGAATTAGGAATTGAAATAGAAAAATAAAATGATATTCTATCAACTTTATTGTGAAAAATGTTATTTATTTTTTATAACAAAAACTACAAAAGAATTTTGTCCCATTTGTGGTTGGACAATGGCAGTAAATTTTGGTAAAGGAATTAAAATGAACATTGATATTCAAAGAAAAATGAAAGTTTATATAGCTGCAAGTTACCTACGAAAAGAAGAGGCTCAAAAATTAGGATTAGAATTAGAACAAAAAGGATTTGAAATATTAAGTGATTGGCATCAAGTAAATGAACAAGCAGATTATCATTCAGGACAAAGAGCTATTCGTGATATGCATTCAGTAGAACAATGTGATTTATTTATTGAATTTGTCGGTGACAAAGATTCAAAAGGTGGTCGTCATTGTGAATTAGGATTAGCTTTAGCTTGGAATAAGAAAATTATTCTTATAGGAGAAATTGATACTTGTATTTTTACAAATCTCCCTTATTTACCACGAATGAAAAATATAGAAGAATTATTAAGAAAAATTAGTTAGTTTAACTGGAAAAAATAACAATGCCAATATATGAATACAAATGCAAAAATTGTGGGTATATTTGTGAATTTATAGAAAGTATAAATTCAAAACATATAGATATTCCTTGTCCGAAATGCGGAAAGAGAAAATTACAACGTCTTATTAGTCGTAATGTTTCTGGAATAGTCAAAGGAGAAGATACTTATCGTAGTATAAATTATATAAATCAAAAAGCGAAGGAAGATGGTATATTACATACAGAAAGAAAAAAACATAAGGAGAGTTTATAATGCCTAACTGTTTAAATCCAAATAATAAAATGATTCAAGAAAAAGAAAATAATTTAGATTTTTATTTTTTAGTGTAGAGTAATGAAACAGGATATATACAAACTAATCCTTGGAAAATTCAACAAGTTATTGCTCAAGATATGCAAACAGCTGCTCAATTATTTGCACAAGATTATGATAAACATAATGAAAATTATTTTGCTATATTTGGTTGAGATACAATAATTTCTGTACAAGATTGGAGAGGAATAACAGGACAATTTGAAATTAATATTAAAAACAATATACTTATATTGCAAGGAGAATATAATGCGAAATCTAACTGATGATGAAAAGAAACAATTAAAAAAGAAAATATTAAAAGAAATAAAAAATAACACATTTTCTCAACAAGGATTTTCTATAAAAGAAGGTATAGCTTATCACACTATTAGAAGATTAATTGAAAGAGATTCAGAATTAAAAAATGCTTATGAAAAAATGAAAAAGCAGCAGAAAAAACAAAACAAAAAATATTCAGATAAACAAAATCCTTATACAAAAGAAGAAGTAATAAAAGATTTTCAAGATGAAAAAGGAATTGGTGTAATAACTACAAAATCATTAAATATAAAAACAGTTGAAGAAGCATTAAAAATTGCAGAAGTGGATTTAACTGTTTGGGAAGTAGATAGACATCTTATTAATTCTTGGGAAGTAACAGTTGGAGGCAGAAATACTGCAACTGGTAAATGCGAAACCTATACAAATTTTCAAATTAAAATATGGTTAAAGAAAAAAGAACAAAATATTTTAGCTTTAGAAGATTTATATAAAAAGATAAAAGCTGCTTCGCCGATTGTTCCAGTTATAGGAAGAATAAATTTTCACACAAATAAAAATCAACATCAACGAGAACTTGAAATATCTCTAATAGATATACATTTAGGAATGAGATGTTTTAAACCAGAATCAGATATAGATTGGACACCAGACGATGCTGAAATTATGGCAATGACAATGTTAGATGAATTACTTGAATTATCAAAAGCCTTTGGTCCATTTGAAAAAATAATATTTCCAATGGGACATGACTATCTTCATACAGATAATGTTTATAATACTACAACAAGTTTTACGCCACAGCCAGAGGCAGAAGCTTGGAAACATACTTTTTTACGTGGTGAATTATTAGGATTAGCAATGATTGAGCGAATGAAAAAAGTTGCTCCAGTAAAAGTTATATCAGTTCCAGGCAACCATGCTCGACACAGTGAAATTGCATTAACAAGAATATTTAATGCTTATTATCATAATGATAAAAACTTCGAAATAGATGCAAGCATGTCACCATATAAATTTCATCATTATGGTGTAAATTTAATTGGATTTGAACACGGACATAGTATAAGACAACAAGTTCGCCTCGCCGCTCTTATGGCAAATGAAACAAGATTAAATGGTTGGCAAGAAGCCAGATATTGTGAATTTCATTTAGGAGACCAGCATCGTAAGGGTTCTGGTCGGCCAGTTATGCTCGAAGAACAGGGGGTAAGTGTAGAATTTTTACCAGGATTAGTTCCACCAAATGAATGGCATAGAATTCATAGTTTTAATTGGCAAAAGCGAGCAGGTCTTGGATTTGTATGGGATAAAACTGCTGGTCCCATTGCAAGATTTCAAATAAATATTGATAATTACACAGGAAAAATAATGAGGTAAAAAATGAATATTGAATTTGATTTAGAAATTGAAGAATGTAATTATGTTAATGCAAAATGCGAAAAATGTAATGAGAAAGAAAGAAATCTTTTGCGAAAAATTATTGTTAAAATCAGATGCAATTTCTTTGCAGAAATTATTCTTTGTACAAAATGTTTAACAAGTAAAATCTTTTGGATTAGAAAATAAAATGAAAAAATTAATGAGAAAAATTTGGTTAAAAATTTTAATTATATTAAAATTTCGTTGTCCTAAATGTGGAAATAAAATTTCTAATTATGGATATGGTGATTATTGTTTAAATAATAATTGTAATTGGATAGAACAATGAAAAAACAAAAACGACAAACTATGAGAATATTTAAATCTGGTGCTACAAGAGATAATGATACACAAAAATTAAATTACACTGGTAGTTTAAGTCCAATTGTATTAAAATGTTTTACAGAATTTATGCGAAAGCATAATATTAAAAATGGAAAATTGCAAAGAGATGAAAGTAATTGGAAAAAAGGAATGCCTAAACAGAGTTATATGGATAGCAAATTTAGACATTTCATGATGACTTGGCTTTTACATGATAAATTTATTAAAAATGATAAAGATAATAGTAAACTTATAGAATCTCTTTGTGCAGAACTTTTTAATACGATGGGATTTTTGCATGTGTTATTAATAAAACAAAAAGAAAAATGAATTATCAAAAATAGAAAGAAAAAAATGAGTTGGGAAAATAATTCAATAAAAATATTTAGATGCGATTGTTATTCAGAAGGTGTAACTGTTTCTCTTTTAAGGGATGACGATTTGGATAATTATCAAGAAGCTCCTTATATTAGCATGTCTTTCTGGGAACACTCTATTAAACATACCAGTAATAAATTATGTTTAAAACAAAGATTAATATACGCTTGGCAAATATTAACTAAAGGAAGTTTGTGGACAGATATGATTATGATGAATCGTTATACCGCTAAAAAATTTGCTAATTATATATTAAAATTAATAAAAGAATTTGATGAGGAAAAGAAATGCTAATTGAAATATTAACAATATTAATTCTTAGTTTTATACAAAATGTCAGTTTTAGTATTGTAAGCAGAAGTCGTAACCGCAACAGCATTAAATATCACCTCGTTGCTGCTACGTTCTCTAATACAATTTGGTTTTTAACATTTAGACAATTAGTAAAAGCAAATATGAATTTAATGTTATTTCTACCCTATACACTTGGAACTGTTATTGGAAGTGTTTGTGGTGTAAAAATTTCAATGCTCTTTGAGCGACTTCTTGGTGCTTATTCAGACGATCATTTGAAAGGAGAACAAAATGCCCTATATAAAACAAGAAACAAGAAAAATAATTGATTCATATTTAAAACATATATTAGATATAATTGAAGATTGCACTGAAGGTGATCTTAATTATATTATTACTCGAATTGTACATCAATGGATTAAACATGAAGGATTAAATTATAAAAATATAAATTCAGTAATTGGTGTTCTTGAATGTGCTAAAATGGAGTTATATAGAATGATCGCCGCTCCTTATGAAGATAAAAAGAAAAAAGAGAATGGAAGCATTTCTGAATTAGATACTAAAAGAAAACCTCCTTTTGAAATAAACAATCCTGTAAAAGGTCTTACATTAAGTCTTTATCCAAGAAGAATTAATATTGAGAAAGAAATAAAATGAAACAAAAAAGAGATAACATATTTATCTGGCCGACATGGATTGCAAAACTTGTAGCTGGTGAGGAACAATGTGAGTGGAAATATTGGCTAAAAGCACATTATCTACTTGATAAAAAACCAAGTGATTTCAATTTAGCAAAATGGACAGTTGAACATAATCAACTTCTTCGACAAAGACGAGACGCATTAGAACGACTTGGTTTTAAAGTGTCTATTGAAGACCAAAATGCTTTTAAATTAGTTATTAGAACAGGCGAATATTGGATACCAGAAAACTGGAAATCAGATAAATTAATAGATACAATAAATCAAGACATAACAATATCAGGCAAAGCTGACATTATTGCTGTTAATTTAGAAGAAAAAGAAAGTATTTATCTCATAGAAGATTGTAAAACTGGACAACCAAAAACCAGCGATCATATTCAAGTAATTCTTTATATGATGTTTATACCAAAAGCAATAGATAAATATAAAGATATGGAATTTAATGGCTGCATTGTATATAAACTTGGTCTTCACAATATTGATATTCCTGCTGAAGCAGCACAAGATGAAAGTCTAAAAAGAATTATATGGGATACAATAAAACGAATTGCTGGAAATGAATCTGAGTGCAGAAAAATTCCAAGTTATAGAGAGTGCAAAAATTGTGATATAAATTGTGAAGATTGTAATGAAAGAATAGGATAAAAATGAACATAGAAATTGTAATAATTTGGGATAATAATGAACCTATTGCTTTCTGGTTTAATGATAAATTAATCTGGGAATCAGATAAAATTATTGTTGATATAGATTTATTAACAACTACAATAAATCTTCCTCTTGTAGAAGCTATAAAATTTAGTTTGATATTTACAAATGGATTAACCGTAGATCGTTTAATAATACTTCTTGCTGCTGTTGAAGCAGAAGTTGCTAAATTAGAAAAACTGAAACAAGAGGAGAATTAAAAATGGAAGATAGAAACTGGTTTAAAATTGAATGTATTCAATGCCCATATTTTGTGGAGGACGAAATACTAAAAATGCTACATTGTGTACGACCTACTAATGAGGAATGCCTCGCCGAGGGGACGCTCGTTGCTGGTGTAATAGCAGTAGAAAAGCATAATAAAATGGTAACTGAAAATTTGGCCAAAAAACCAAAAATAAAATGGAAGTGTATAAAAGTAATTAAAAGAGGAAAGTAAAATGAAGATTTTTATTTATTACATTTATTGCATCTATTTCCCAGCAAGCAACAAACCAAATCCTTATTATATTGGAGAAACTTTTAATCTTGTAAAAAGAATGTTGCAACATTTGAAAAGTAAATTTCTTGTAGGAAAAGCTCTTAATAAATATAATGACTGGCAAGTAACAATTTTGCATACTTGCAAAACTCGTGATGCAGCAAATCTCCTTGAAAAAGAAGAAATTAGAAAACATAACTGCATCGCTCCGAATGGATACAATTTAACTTCTGGGGGAGATGGTGGGGATACTTTTACTAATAATCCTAATAAAGAAGCAAGGATAGAAAAACAGAAAGAAACATGGAAGTGTTTTGAAGTAAAAGAAAAATTAAGAATTGCTCGGACAAATAAAAAGCATTCTAAAAAAACAATAGAAAAAATAAAAAAATCAATGCAAGGAAAGCAAAATGCAAAAGGAAAACGTTCTGAAGAAGCAAAGGCAAATATGAAAAAGGCACAAAATCGCCCAGAAGTAAAAGAAGCAAAACAAGGAAATCAATATGGAGCAGGAAAACGTTCTGTAGAAGCAAAGGCAAACATGAAAATAGCACAAAATCGCCCAGAAGTAAAAGCAAAACAAAAAGAAGCAATGGTGATTTAACTAAAAAGAGAAGAGCTAAAATTATTAAAAAGAGAAGATAAAATGAAAATTAATGTTGAAATAGAGCTTAATGATGCAATGGCTATTATTGCTGCATTTGTGGATCTCCCAGTGACCCGCCACGACTTGGAGACCTGCATAATAGCCTAAAAAACCAGCCTTAACCAAGCTGGGAGTCCCTGGAAATTAAGCCTAAAAAATCAAGCCTAATTCAACCAGTAAAAGGATTAACTTTAATACTATATAAAATTTTGAGTTGAATTTATTTTTTATTATTTTTAACTAAAAGAAAAAAGCTAAAATAATTAAGAGAGGGAAATAAAATGAAGCATCATTGTATTTATTGTTATATTAAATTAACTGAGAAAAATAAAAGTTTTCAATTTCCAAAAATTTATTGTAGAAAATGTGGAAAAAAATTTGTAGAAGAAACTATAAAATTATTTGAAGAGTGGATAAGAGTATTAAAAATAGAGGAGAAAATGAAATGAAAATCAAAATCAATATTAATATTTGGCAATATTTTATTTATCTTATTAGATGGCAATTAAGTACTCCTATATTAGCTATTGTATTTATTTTATTAACAACTATAAATCAATTTATTGCAGCAATAATAGCTAATTTAATTGGAGGACTTATTTTTTACTGGGTTGATAAATCTATTTTTCAAACTGGAAAAAATTTATGTGTTGAAACTACAAATAGAGAGACTTCAAAAAGGGATAAAAAATGAAAGAAAATCAATTTCAAAAACAGGTTAAAAAGACTTTAGAAAATCAAGGTGCATTTATAATAAACATTCATGGCCACATGATGCAAAAAGTTGGACTACCAGATTTAGAAATAATTCATCGTCAATGGACTGGCTTTTTAGAACTAAAGATAGAAAAAAATAAATGTAGTGCAATTCAACGAATAATTGCAGCAAAGATTGCATTAAGAGGAATGCCGATCTACGTTCTACGCTGCGAAGAGATAAATCTTGGAGAGGAATTAGGAATTACTCAAGTTTATAGTCTTGAGAATTTTGAAGGTAAAATTATAAAAGACTATATTAGATTAAATTTATTACTTGATATTTTACAACGATTGGAATTAGAAAAGTAGCAATGATAATTGTATTAAATTTACTGAGAATGATGAAATTAGAAAAAGAAAAGGTATAAAATGCTAACAAGAGAAATATGCAAAAAATGTGGCCAAGAAAATCCTATTGGATTCTCTCTGCCAGATAAAATTTGGAAACAAGTAGTTTCAATTTGTTGTCAAAAAGATGTAATTTGCATTTATTGTTTTATAAAAATGGCAGATATATTATTAGTAGAATGGGATAAAGATATAAAATTCTATCCTATCAGTTCATTTAATATAAAAAAGGAAAATAAAAATGAAACAATTTGAAGAATGGTTAGAAAAATATAATCTAAATCGTTTTCCTGGCTCTGTAAATTATGAAGATACAAAATCCGCTTGGCGAGCAGCTTTAGAATGGACCTTAGATGAATTTAGAGAAATTTATGAAGATGAATTTGATAATTCTTGTATTGTAAAAGATATAAATGAAGAATTAAAAGATGAATAAGAATGTAGCTTATTTTTTACCTCGCCCAAAACCTGACCATTATCCTGGAGGAATGCCTCTTGGTTGCGAAGAACAATTAATAAAAATAGCTAAAGAACTTTTAAAAAAGAAGATATAAAAATATTAAATTTATTTTGTGGGACAAATAAATATGGTATAAAAGTAGATCTTAATTTAAAAGTAAGCCCAAATTATTTACTTGATGCTCATTCTTGTAGTAAATTTTTATTAGAAAAAGAAGGAAAATTTGACATAATACTTGCTGACCCTCCTTATTCAAATAAAGAAGCTCAAAAATTATATCTTAATGTTGAATTACCTAAATTAGATTATAAAGTATAGACGTATGAATGTGAAAAATTATTAAATAATAATGGAATTCTAATTGTTTATCATAAATATATAATGCCTAATCCAAATTGGGCGAAATTTAAAGTTATTAAAAGAGTTTTTATTGGAACAAGAATTTATCATACACTTCGTGTAGCAATTTATTTTCAATATAAAAAAGATGAATAAGAATAGAGTAAAAAACGCTTTATACACAATAAATGATGATATATTAAATGTTATAGATAAATTTTTAAGATTAAAAATTTTCTCTTTTCGTGATTTATGTTGGTGGGTAGATCCTGATGATGAATGGTGGAATAATAAAATACAGGCAGAAAAATTATTAAGAATATTAGAACAAGAAGAATGTTGTGAAAGAATATCAGCAAAGGGTCCTGATGGTCTTGCTTATAAAATTACAGAAAATTTTGTTTTTTTGCTTAATGAAATAGAACGAATTGAAGAAATATTAGCAGATAATATCTTATGCGTACGGAAGACATAGAACGTTTTAAAAAATTTCTTGATTTATTATCTGGAAAAGAAGCAAAAAGCAAATATGAATATATGGCTTTATGTCCAGCCCACGGAGATGCCAGATTAAGTCTTTGGGTGAAACTTGATGATAATGGAAAAATAATTGTTTATTGTCATGCTGGCTGTTCTCCATCAGATATTTGTGCTGCTTTAAAGATGACTTTGTCATCTCTTTATCCAGTTCCTCAAATAGTAGATATATTTGATTATATTACTATTGATGGTGAATTATTATATCAAGAAATTAAATTTGATAAAACTGCATTAAAGCGATTCAAAGTTCGTCGACCATCAGATAAAAAACACACTAAAGATTCTTGGATTTGGAATGTAGACAACACTCCTCTAATTCTTTATAATTTATTTGAAGTTTCTAACTTACATGAAGCAAACTTGACTGGAGCAAACCTGCGTGGAGCAGAAGATACCTCTGGTATCGTTTTTATGTGTGAAGGAGCAAAAGATGCTCGCACACTTGCCCACTTAAGTTTAGTTAGCACAGCAGCTTTATTTAATGATTGGATTAAAACAGATACAACTCCATTAGACAACAAAAAAGTTGTTATTCTTGTAGATAATGATGAAGCTGGAGAAACAAAAGCATTAGTGGCTGCACACGATCGCTACAAAAAAAGCTCAAGTATAAAATTATTAAGATTACCAGATTTACAAAAAAGTGAAGATGTAACAGACTGGCTTGAGAAAAGAGGGGGAACAAAAGAAAAATTATTAGAACTGGCAATTTCACCAGATTTAAAAGAATGGTATCCTAAAGAAAGTGTTCGAGAAAGAGTAGAGAACAAAGAAATTACTGGATTAGCTTTTGAGCACAACGATCCACGCCCTACGTTTGAAGAATGGCTTGAAACTTTTCATCCATCAGAAGAAGGACCATTATATTTTTATGATGATTTTTGGATGAAAGGAAATCCAGAATTATTGATCTATAAAGAAAGACTACGAAATAAAATAATAAATGAAATAACAGAATTTCTTAGATATTGTTATAATAGAAAAGGAAAAAGTGAAGAGTTATTTAAACCAACTCCATTTCTCATAGATATGATTTTAAAATCAGGTGAATCTTTAAGAGATTTGGATGTTATAGAAAATCCAATTATGCCAATTTTTCAACCATTTTTTATGCCAGAAAAGGAAAAGAATTATAAATATGAAGATATTATCTTAATGAAAAGTTGTAATTTTTATATTCCTGAAAAAATTTGTTTTCCTCGAAATATGGACGCTTGTATCTCATTATTTGCTTTGCCTTTTGATTATGATGAAAATGCTAAATGCGATGAAATAGATAAAGCATTTGAAACACAGTGGAAAGACGATCAACAAGCAACTAATCTCCTTTTGGAGTTTATTTATTATTGTATGAAACATTCTCATAAATACAAATCTCTTTTATGTATGACAGGAAAACCAGATAGTGGAAAAAGTCAAATCTTGGAACTCATTCGTAATTTTATAGGAAAAAATAGCTGCGAAGCCATAAGTTTAAGTAAAATAGGAAGACCTTTTGAATTATATCGTGCTCGAAATTCTAAACTTTTAATAAGTGATGATGTAAGATTAACAGAAAATGATTTAAAAGATGGTTCTATTGTTGAGAATCTTTTAAGTATTCCTGGAGGTGCTCCAATAAGAATAGAGAAAAAAGGAGGAATTATTATAACTAAAAAACTTCCCTGCCAAATTATTTTGGCTGGAAATGATCCTCCACATGTCCCTCAAATCTCCGACGCTCTTGCAAATAGATTCTTTTTTCTTGATTTTACCTACACTTTTGTAAGAGGAAAAGATATGAATCCTCTTATTATAGAAACTTGGATACAGGAACTTCCTGGATTATTTAATAAAGTCTTAAAAGCAGGAATGGAATTAGATAAAAGAGGAGGATTCGTCGAGCCACTTTCGTCTTTAGATGTGCGAAGCAGATTTGAAGGAGGAAGTATGCCAATTAGACAATTTATCAAAGATCGGTTTGACATAAATAATTCAGATGATAAAATTAAATGGTTTGTAAAAATTAATGATATGAAAACTTATTATGATCAATATTGTGAAGAGGAGAAAATCGCTCAACTATCGTTGCAAAATTTTAATACTGCAATAGAAGCTATTTCTGGAATAACAAGAGGAGCAAAAAATATTAAAGTTCCTGATGAAAAGACAGGGAATCTGTCTTGGAAGCAAATAAGAGGATGGATCGGCGTTCGACGCAGAGGAACCAGCGGAAATCCTAATGATGAGGTAGGAAAAACAGGAGAATTTTAGTAAGAAATTTAAAATGTTAAATTTAAAGATTGATAAAACCACAATTGAAAAACAAATTAAGGAAATGATAAAATTATCTTATAATAGCTTTGCTCTTTATTTGGAAGATAAGATGACAAAAGTCATCTTTTTAGAAAAGGAACTTAATTTTTTGAGAAGATTTCTAAATGCAAAACAAGCTTTGCTCAGAGCAGAACAAGCTGTTGTGGGGGAATATAAAAATAATCATTCAGCAATCGTTTTATCAAAGATATATTTACAAAAAGCAGCAAAGAGAATTACTGCTTTAGAGAAAGAAATTGATGCATGGCGGCAACTCTTCTTTGATAAACGAAAATTGTTTAAGGAATGTAAAAAAGAACTTATAGAATATAGTAATTATATTGAAAATAACAAGCAAAATAAAGGATAAAAAACGCGAATATTAGTTTATTACCGTTTTGAAATAAGGTTTAGTGCCGTTTTAAGGGGTAAAATGGTAATAAAAAAATAGGGTTTTTAATAAAAAAATGCCGATTTATGCCTTTTTTGAAACTTTATTACTGTTATTACGACTTTTTTCCACACCTACCCCCTTATATATATATAGTATATATATGTTTAATTTAATCTAACTATTTTTTATATTTTTATATATAGCCTAATAGCTTAAATAGTCGTAATAATGGTAATAATATAATAAAATCAGGGATGGTGATATTAAAAACCAAATATTTTTATTACCATTTTACTGAAAAAACTCGTAATAAGTCAGTAATAAAATGGTAATAAAAAGGTTAAGTTTAGGCTTTTTAAGGGTTTTAGGGCTTTAGGGTTTAAGGTTTGGGCTTTTTAGGCTTTTTAGGGGGTTTAGGTTTTTTGGGTTTTAAGTTTAGGTTTTTAAGGCTTTTTTATAAAAAACCTATAAAATAGGGTTTTATAGGTAAAATTTAGGGTAAATATTAGGTTTTTATTACCATTTTGAAAAGTAAAAAACACTAAGAAAATTTCTGCAATTTTTTCTAATGTTTAGAATTTCTGTTGATTTTTAGAAAATTTCATAGATTTTCGCAACGAACTTCGTTCGCATCGCGAGATTTTTGTTTCTAATTTTATAATTATTGCAGATTTAATTTAATCTAATTGCAGATTTTAGATTTAGATTTCCACATTCGTAGATCGCAGATCGCAGATCGCAAAGAAACATTTCTTAGAAGAGAAGCAATCATCTATCTTGGATCTACTATCTTCTATCACGAAACTCTTATGGGGGTAACAGAAACTCTTATGGGGGTAACAGAAACTCTTATGGGGGTAACAGAAACATTTCTTTAAAAATTTTTATTTTTTACTTGCTTCTAATAATAAAAATAGCATAATATGTTAATGTAGTGGTCTATGCTTTTTAGCATATTTATTCTTTAAATAGTGAGGACTTTATGATAAGATAAGAACAAGAGGATAATAAGGATAATATAGATAAGAAGGATAATATGGATAGTATGGATAATATGAGCAATATGGACTACCAAGAATTAAGAGATTACGAGGAAGCTATTGATGCGGTAGTCGAATGGATTGGAAAGAAATGGACCAAATCAATGATAAAAAGAGAATTGCGGGAAGCCTTTCCTGGTATTTATTTAAAGACCTGTAATTTTCTTATTTATAAAGCAAGAAAGAAAATTCGTGAATTATATGGCATTGATCCTTCCTTTTATAAAGGAAGTCAAATTTCATTTTATGAATCTGTAATTCGAGGAAAATCCAAAATTAGAGATAAACTTTCTGCTGCTGAACGCTTAGATAAATTATTTGGCCTTGAACAAATTTCAACACAAGATGTTAATATAACAATACAGAAAGTTCAAGAAGCACTAAAAGAAATGGACGAAAGTGTTTTAGGAAGTGAGGATAAAAAAAGTGGTGAATGTAAAAATGAAAGCGATGGGCAAAATAATGCTAAATCGAAAGCAGAGGATAATATTATACTCACGACAAACAATAATGAGCAAAATAATGAGCAAAATAAATCAAGCAATAATGCTTGTTCTACGCCTGATGTTCGGAGCGAAGATGTAGTTTGTGAAGTTAAAGAAAATGCTAATGATAATTGTAACAAAACTATCTTGGCTGAAGAAAATGCTGATGGTAATGAAAATGATAACACAGACACAGACAAAGACATAGATGAAGACACAGATTTGCTTTATGCAGATCTTACTCCTGAAATTGTGGAAAAAGAATTAGGTTCTTTGAAAATTAAAAAAGAAAAGAAGTAATATGCCTCTTACAAATCGATGGACGGAATTACGACCGCATGTAGAGCAACAACGATATTATAAATCCGAGAAGAGATTTAACATTGCTCACGCAGGTCGTCGTGGAGGGAAAACGGAATTAGCAAAACGAAGATTAATAAAAAGAGCAATAAAATTTCCATTGCCGATGGGGCGATTTGTGTTTGGTGCTCCGACGCATCGCCAAGCTATTGATATTTTTTGGGATGATACAATCGCTATGATTCCTTGTTGGGCATTATTAACTGGTGATAGACGTTCTATTTCAAGTTCATATCGGCGAATAAAATTATTTAATGGTGCAAGTATTGAGATTTCTGGATTAGATGTTCCATCAAGAATTGAAGGTCCTCCATTAGACGGATTTGTTGGTGATGAGTTTGGAAATTTTAAAGCAGGAGTGTGGGAGCAAAATATTCGTCCAGCTTTGTCTACTTTAGATCGTCCCGGATGGGCGGATTTAATTGGTGTACCAGAAGGAAAGAATCATTATTTTCATCTTGTTGAAGATGTTGCTAATAAAGATGATTGGGATATTTTTACTTGGCATACAAAAGAAATAAATCCAGAAGAAGCAGAGTGTGCTCTTGGTGATTTAGATGTTGTAACTTATAATCAAGAATATGGTGGTGAATTTGTTTCTTTTAAGGGAAGATGTTATTATTCGTTTAGTAAGCAATTAAATTGCCCTCCAGAAGAAGAAAGAATATTGTATAATGCTGCTTGTCCGATAGGATTTTGTTTTGATTTTAACCGTATTCCTGGTAATTGTGTTATTGTGCAAGAACTCTCTCCTCCAGAATGGTTGATAAAGAGAAATAAGGGAATGAATCGTGGACTTGTTACTTGTGCAATTGATGAAATATTTTTATCACAAGATAGTAATACAGAAAAGATCTGTGATCTTCTTATTCAACGATGGGCTTTCCACAAAGGACTTGTAAAACTTTATGGAGATGCGACAGGAGGAGCAAAGAAAAGTAGTGGAGTAAAAGGAAGTGATTGGGATATTATAAATGATAAATTCAAAGGAATTTTTAATCTTATAAATAGATATCCTAATGCCAATCCTCCTGTGCGTAAGCGAATAAATAGTGTTAATAGTAGATTGCTTGCGGCAGATGGATATATAGGAACGATAATTGATAATAGATGTAAATATCTTATTAGAGATTTTGAAAGTGTGACGTGCGACGATAGTGGAGAGATTCAAAAGAATGATATTAAAAGTTTATTGACGCACATCTCTGATGGATTTGG